ATAGAGATGAATACTATACAAAAGAAGCATCAACAGAGAAAGGTATGGCTGAAATCATTATAGCCAAGAATAGAATGGGTCAAAGTGGATTCGTTCAATGTAAATTTGAAGGTGATTACTCTAAATTTTCTGATACTGAGTTAGATATATATGGATAGTAAAATTAAAGGTATTCATATTTTTGACAAAATGCCACAAGGTTTAAAGTTGGCGAGTGAAATAACAAAGCAAACCAAACTAACGGAAAAGAGATTAATTGAGTTGGCAGATGCTCAAGTTATACCTCACTATAGGATTGATGGTGGAGAGCCATACTTCAATACTACAGAGGTTAGAAACTGGGTAGCATTTAACCTTGTTCAAAAGGTTGGTGGAGAAAGTATTTATCCTATTAATTTGGTTGCAGCAATCGGTGATTTGACTGAAAAACCACCTAAATCTATTACTGATATACCAAACCTTAAACAAGTACCAGATAATTATGAGCCTGTTGTTTATTTTTTAGCGTTGAAAGATGAGGTTGTTTATGTGGGTCAATCTATTACAGTTATTCAAAGAGTTAAACAACATAGAGCAGATGGAAAAATTTTTGATAGGGTATATGGGATTCCATGTCCAAGAAATGAATTAGACTATTTAGAAAATAAATTTATAAAAACATTAAAACCAATACTTAATAAAACTTTCGACAAAGAACAAATTTATGGTAAAATCCAACCTACTTATGGAAAGTAAGTACATTAGAAGTAGTAGAGATAAACCCTGCCAAGTTATGTTGGAAGGCTGTATGCCCGAAAACAACAGCGTAGAGTTTATGTATTATAATACTACTGGTATGCGACCTTTGGATATTCAAGGTATGTATGCCTGTATAAATTGTAGAGATATTATAAACGGCGAGAGAGTGGTAGACCCACCTTATGACCAAGACTTTCTAATCAGAAAACAAATGGAAGCCGTTTTAAGAACACAGAGAATTATGCACAGGAATGGACTATTAGGTTGTCTGAAGTTATAGTGTATGATATGTAGAAAGTTTATCAATATAGGAGAGTAGAATGTTAGATAAAGTAATGAGCATCGCAGATGCAAGTATAAATGTAGGTATTAAATTGATTAGTTTGGCAATCGTGCTACAGATTGTATTCGGTCATTCAGTACCTTTCTTAGGTGGTAATGTGATAGGCACAATCATCGGTATAGTCAATGAACTTGGCTCTGCTGGTTTGGTTGGTTTATTAGCAGCGTTGATTATATGGCGTTTGCTGGATGATGATGTAAGAAAGGAGTTGTCCGAATGAACTACCAAGAGTTAATTGACAAAGTATTAAAGAACAAAAGCCTTACAGTATTCCTAGCGATTGTTGTAGTGGCTATGTTGTTTGGGTGGATAGGTGGCTGAAGAAACAACTAACTCAATTTCCCCCGACTACTATAAAGTTGGGAAAAGAATAGAGGTTATTGATTTTATCATCGACCAAAAGATGGGTTATTTGACGGCATCTGCTGTGAAGTATTTATGCAGATGGCAACATAAACATCGTGGCAATAAGTCTGGGCAAATCGAAGATTTGCGTAAGGCTCGTTTCTTTATCGAGAAAGAGATAGAGGAACAAATGAAAGACAGGCAAGGGATATGAGTCATAAGAAGCCACACCCAATTAGAAATAAACTACATCACGCAGTCCGTCAAGGCGTGATGTTTCTTCCTAAGAAGTTTTTAAATAAGAAGAAGGAAAGTAAGAAGTACCCAGTACATTATGAGCATACAAGATGAAGAATGGTATGGAACTAGCGTACATAATTATAATGAGGAACAATCATTAGATAAGATTTTAGAACTGTGCAAAGAAGCATTAGAGTTAGCAAGAGAGGAAGATGAACCAAGAGATATGCAAATGAGGTTCTTGTTAAGTATGGCAGTTGAACACTTAGAGTCTTTTAGATATGAAAACCCAGATTATCTCACATCAATTTGATATTAATCCTGTTCCAGCATCAAGACCTAGGGTAAGTAGATGGTCTACATACTACCCTAAGAAGTACACTCAGTTCAAAAAAGATATGGAAGCACTTACAGGTGAGTTAGATACGACCCCCTGTGAAAATCTAGTCTGTGTTTCCTTACAATTTATGATTAAGATTCCTAAGTCTTGGTCAAAGAAGAAAAGACTAGCAGGTGAGAACACCTATTGTAACAATAATTCTGATATTGATAATTATATCAAGGCAATATTAGACTCATTGAATGGTGTTTATTTTATAGATGACAGACAAGTAGTAGAAGTCTTTGCTATTAAGAAGTATAGCAATGAACCAAGAATACTATTTAAGATGATGGAGATGAATAATGACAAGAGGAGAGATGAGTGAACAGTTAGCAAAAGATTATGCCAAGAGGGCATCAGTATTAAGATATTCGTTTGAAGATTCTTATAACAAATATATAAAAAGATTAAAGAAGAGAACGGATGATGAAATTCTGGAACAGTTCACAGTAGCAAATCTAACCAACTTGCCAAGTAAGAAACTAAATAGAACAGAAGAGTATATAATAACTACTAATGATGATGATTGTGAAGATGGAGTATGTAAACTATGAAATTATATTATGCTGGATTTTGTGTTTGGCTTTTATTACTTGTAGTAATGCTATCAAGTTGTAGTGAATTTGAAGCAAAGATAGAAGAGATGAATATAATGACTCAACCTGCATTAGATGAACAAATGCACAAAAATGACGGACTTCAACAGTAAACAATATAAGAGAGTAATTGCAGCGTGTGAGGAACGCAGTAAATATCCTACTATGGCTTGGATGCCAGATGAGGAGAAATGTGTACACGCAAAGTTACATGATGCACAAGATGAATTAGTTAATTTTGAAGAGGACTCTGAATATAAGAGAGTGTTTGAACAACATACTGATGCAATGAAACAGCAATCAGAACTTATAGAGAGGTGGGTTAAAGAGGAAGAAAAAAGATTACCACCAAAGCCACCTAAATCTCCATACGAATAGTTGCATATACAAAATATAAAGTGTATAATAAAGGTAATTTAATTACAAAGGCAAGACGATGGTAAATGTTTCAAACGATAAGGCAACACATCAAATTAATGTTAAAGTAAATAAAACAGATTTGGATTTCATTAATGCAAAGGCTCGAAGATATAATATATCTCGTTCTGCCTTGATGAAAATTGCTGCACTTAATGTAGAATTAACTGTTGAACAGTTAGACCAGCCATTAAGGATGCCAAAGACATAATTTCAAGGGGGTAACTTCCGACAATGAGTACATCATTGCATTATCATCTCCCCCAATTCAATGGATGATAATGGATTTATTAACTGTCGTTGCTACGGGTATGTACAAGCCAACAGGCAGGGTCTAGTTAGCCTAAGATGCGAGTTTTCTACCTTGTACTTGTGCCACAAACAAGGTATCTCAGAGGATTCAGAGGGGGTTACAGGCGTTATTCTTATCGAGGAATGGTAAGGCTAGGGTTTGACATATCAAGCCCTGTATTCCTCTCAAATTCTTTCCAACTCCATTAGAGTCCATTAATCGTACTTCCTAGCCCTCTTAATTCTTTCATTGTATGATGGTGCTTGACTATCATCAATAAATCTATCAAATTTATCTAGGTATTTATCATACCAACGCCCACGAAACATACTAGGAACAATAGTATCGTCATCTTCTGAACCTTCAAAGCGTTCATACCATTTAGCAAAGACATCAGACTTTTCACTAAAGTTTCCATCATCAAATGCTTTCTGTATCTTCTTCTGGTTTCCCGCACCTATTATATGAGGTGGGTTTTCATCATAGATGTTGGCATACACAAACTTAATCTGTGCATCTGCACTATCTTTTTGTTCAGTATCTTTTAAGTATTCAAGATAAGATGAAAGGTGTCCACCAGTAAACTGGAATAGACCATAGCCTTTCTCTTCTTTAGATGTATCTTCTACTTGCTGATAATCAAAACTACCACCAGTTTCTACATCTATGTTACCTAGTAAAGCAGGTATTTCATCTTCTTCAAAACCTGCCCTTAGTAACGAGGCTCTTATCTCGTCTACATCCATACTAGCCCAAGAGTTTTCTAATATCAGCAGAAATAGCAGGGCGAGATAAATCTTCAAACTCTTCTTCTTCAATCTCTTCATACTCATCTGTTTCGGGATTATACACTAGAGTTGGTTCTTTAAGCCAAGATGGTTTCTGACCATAGAGATTCATAGCCTCATCAAATCCCTCTTGAGTTTTCCAGTAGTCATCTTTCTCGTTGATGCTCCACATATTTGAACCTTCTGCCATTTCCCAGCCTGCTTTTTCACCTCTAGCATCTGATTCTACTGATTCAGCTCTACCTTCTTCTCTATCAATTCCACCAAATCTCCTATTCTCAGACTCAGCATCTGTTCTTTCATCTGTTTCAATATCATCTTCTTCTACTGGTATGTCATCTTCTTCAACTTGTATTACCTTTCTTTGTACTACTGGAATACCTGTATCTTCAAAGTCTTTCATACTCATATTATTTGCTATGATTTGTAGTTCGTCTGTTAATTCCTCACCAGCCATCAACGCATCATATAAACTCTTTTCATCGGCAGTCATCTCTCTAACTGGTTGTTCATCTAATGCAGGTATTAAAGTACCATCTTCATCTCTCTCGCCTGTTAAACCCCTAGCTTGTATTATAAGTGCATTGTCAGACATTCTTGTTTTCTCTCTATCTGATAATGGAATGTCATCATACTTACCACCAAAACCTCGGTCTATAGTTTCTTCAACTGGTTGATTAGCCATTTCTGCTCTATCTTCAATACCAGAAGCCTCACCCATTAATTGCATATCAGCCTTTGCGTTCATAATTGCATCTTCTTCGGCTGCCTTTTCAGCAGCGATTTCAGCTTTTATCCTAGCTATTTCAGCATTAATCTTTGCCTGTGTTGCTTTTAATTCCTCCAACCTCATCTCATTTGGATTTTGTGTTGCAGCCATATCTTTCTCCTATTATATTATAATGTAACATCTAACCTTTCCTTGTGAGGGTATATTGGCATACCCAATGCACTATGCAACATCTTCCTCGTTGCTTCTTTAAAACTCTTCTCTCCCTTAAAGTCTTTATCAAAAATTTCTCTTACAAAACTTGAGTAAGGACTCATAGCGATTGGTATTGGTTTATTAGCAAAGTAAAATAATAAATCTTTTCCAGTATATTGAAGAGTCGGTGCTCTTAGCGTACCAGTTTTCGTAGAAAGATATTCTTTACCCAAAAATAATTCCATCAAAGTCTTAGGAATTATAGATGCTTTACTTATTCCTGTATGAAAAGGGTTCGTCAACCAATGCATCGGTTCTGCAATCTGTTTTGATATAACCCACTCTTCACCACCACCCATACCTAGTCTGCCAGTAAGCCAAAACTCTAATAAATCAAATTTATCATTAGCTTCAGCAAATAGTTTATGTACCACATAAGCATATAATGAAGTTGCTAAAATTCCTCTAACTGTATAACCTAGATACAGATTCAACTCTGCTATTTCTTTAGGGGTTAATTTTTGACCTTTAACTACTTTCTCTAATCCCTTGGCAGACATTCCTATACCCCTAAAAGCAATTCTGAAATTTGATAATGTCCAGTCTGGCGAGAAGAGAAATAAGTTACCATATTTTGCTTTACTAGGTGTTAAGGCAGCAGCAGCTACAGTAGCCAACATACCTTTAGGATTATTAGCCTCTTTAATTGCCATTGCTTGAAATTCAGCAGCTAGTTTGGTCATGTTCTGACCACCAAAAGCATCATCAGTAAAAGCACCAGCAAGTTTAGTTGCATTTGCATCTGACATTCCTTGCCACTCACCTACAAATTTAAACCTGCCTATGCCTCTAGCATCTGCACTCATCAACCTTTCTTTCATCATCATATAGGTAAATATTTTAGAATAATCGTGAAGATAATCCCAAGTGGCTTTATCAATAATTTGTTGTGCTTTATCAATCGGTTTTAGTATTGTCCATTTTTCAAGGACTCTTTGCATCCCCCTATAGCCCGGCAATATTGCTTCATTATTTCTAGCTTGTCCGATTGACATTTTACTTCTAGCTATGTCATTCATTAAAAGTCTTTGTGTATAATCACCCAGCATTTTTATAGGCTTACCATTAGCATCCTTTAGAATCACTCCATTAGAGCCTCTTTGATATACAGGCTTACCATCTATATCTAATAATTCTGCTGTTGGACTCCATTCTCTCTTAATCATTTCTCTAACCTTTTTCATTTTAACTCGACCTGCTGGAGTCAATACATGAAAAAAAGCACCAGAATAAATACCAGACATTATTAATGCTTGAGCATGAAAAAATGACATCATTATATTTGCTCTTTTAAGAATATTATTGACTAATAAAACTTTATCCATAATACCCATACCACCTTTGTTGATAACAAAGAATTGGTCTATTGCGTTTGCAACAACTGGATGTATTAATTTCCCTTCTAAAGCAGGATGTTGGCTTGTTACATAATGTAATTCTTTTTTTGCCATGGCTGCTATCTTTTCACCACGATTAACAATCAGTCCAACATCAAATTTTCCATGAACAATTTTACTTTTTTGAACACTATCTATAATCATTCTGCCTGTAATTGCTTTAGTCATAGAACGAGTATAAGCATCTAGTATTACAAATGGGTCATCTTCTATGGCATAACCAGCTTTTTTAAGTTGTGCTATAGTTGCTTGATGTCCACGCATATCTCCAAAAGGGCTTTTATTTTTTAAACCAGTTGCATTTGCAATTTTGTGCACCATTGATGGAGTAGACCATACTTGGCGTTTCATAATGTGAGTAACATAATCAAGAATTTGTTGTTCATCTAGCAAAACACCAGCCTTGGTTGCCATTTCTTTAAAAATAGCCATAGTATTTCTGAAGGCAACCATAGCTTCACCCACCTCTGGATATTTTGAAATCAATGCTTTTCTTTCTTTAATTAATTTTAATTTTGCTGCGTACCCCTTAGTTCCTTTTTTGGGTAAAGTCCAATTTTCTACATAATTAAGAAACTCTAAACTTTGTAATCTAGCGTGTTTGCCTTTAAGAATTTTGCCCATCAAATCCATAGTAGCCCTAGTTTCATGTCGTAAAGCCATAGTTATTTCTTCTGATTTACTAGCAGCATTAAAAACTCTGCTCTTCATAATGGCTGCGTTTTTACTAATACCACGCATACCAAGTCTTAGAGTAAAACCAAATCCCATACCCAATAATGCACCAAGGGCGTAGTCATCTTCATCACCATTAAGTAATAATGCACCAGCACCAGCACCTATAACAGCAGCTTTAAATAATTTAGCACTAGGTGGTCTGCCAAATGTTTCTGCTTTAACATTCTTTAGTGTTTCTACCCAAGCCTCTGGTTCTGGTACGCCTTGACCCTCGAACCTTTCATCTGGTGTTTTTCTTAATTCATCACGCTTAGCAACTTCCCTTTGTCTACCCCAGTTTTTGCTACGAACTGAAGTTTGTCCAGATTGTTTTAAACTGGCTTCATAATTTCCAGTACCATCATCTAATTTAGCTTCTTGAAATTTAGCTTCCTGCTTGGCAGCTATGCCTTGTGCTTCTCTATTTGTATATTTATTACTACCATCTTTAGCTTTTTCTAAAGATAAACTTTTTAATCTTGCAGCTATAGCATCATCTACTCCTTGTGCTATTTCATCTAAAGGTACTACATCATCACCTTTCTTCCCTGCATTTATTCTTTCTTTCACAGTTCTTATAGCTTCATTTCTCCACAAAGTACCTCTATCTATATGATTAAGACCTTCGGGTAAAACAATTTCTACAGTACCACCCTTTGATGGTTGTTCAACATTTTCTAAATTTCTAAAATTTGGATTTTTTTCGCCTTGGGTTATTATTGCATCTATTTCATCTATTTCTTTTTTGGTTTTCTTTTTATTAATTCTTGCTTTAGCAGTACCAGTTCCATCCCATCCCATACCTTTTGTAAATGTTCCATCTGCGTTTCTAAATCTTTTAAATTCAAAAACACCTAAAGCAGCCTTAAATCTTGCGAGTTGAGATTCTGCTTTGACAGAACTAGCTTTATTTAACATCCAATTTCTTCCAAACTCTCTGCCTAGATTTCCAGTAATACCACCAAAAGCAGTACCAAATAATGCTCCCATAGCTGCACCAACCCTAACATTTTTTGCCTCTATGTGTCCGTTAAATGTTAAATCCCTCATACCTTCATATACAGCACCATAGACTGAACCCTCGGCAGCTCTACCAGTAACAGCATAACCAACCTTCTGGGCATAACTCATCTCTTTATAAGTCTTATAAAATTTGGGTTGAATTTGTAATGCAGCCCTAGCTAAATTTTGTGCACCTTGCATACTTCTTCCAACTACTGCTGGTATTTTCAAAAGACTTATAGCCAAGAACTCTGGGTCTTTAGCTATCATACCCCCTAAAGCACCAATCATATACCATGGATTTTTTCGGGCAAACTTCCATGCTTGTTGTAAAGACTCTAATGTGGTTAAATCTTCTTCTTCAAACCCATATTTTTTTTGTACATCGGACACATCCCATTCACCGCCCTTACCCATCCATATATTTTCATACGCATTAGTCATATCAACTTCTATAGCATCCAGCATAGTTAAATTGGCGATTCGGTCTGCTTTATCTGCTTCTGATAATTCACCAGCTTTATCTAGTGTGTCATAATATCTTTCAAGAGCAACAGAATCATACCACCCTACATACTGACCCCACTCTGCCATTTGGTCGTGTTTCCATCTTTTTTTATGAGCTTCTTGTTCCGCAAGACTCATATCTTCGGTTTGATTTATTCGTGAAGGCGATGACTGCTGCATACCATGTAACCTTATCATCCATTTGTCGTACTCTTTTTTGGTAATCTTGTCATGTTCTAATAAAAATTTTAAACGATTTATGTTATAACCGGGAACATTTCTATCTTGATAGTTTCTATATATTATAGATTTGCTTTCATTAAATCCAGCACCTAAGGAACTTGACCAATTCATAGAGTGATATATGGGAGTAGTTTCTACAAAATATTGTAGAGTAGCATCTTGTGCAGCTTTACTTTTACTAGAGTCTACAAAAACTAGACCTATGCCATCTATCCAAGTATTACTCATTAGCCGAAACCAACATTTCTACTTGCAGATGGTAGAAAATTGAAACTCTCCTCTATATCATCCATCCAAGTTTTGGGTTGTTGATTCATAGCCATTGTTTGACCAGTAGTGGTAATACCAGAAACTGGAAAGTCTGGAGCACCTTCTAACGCATCCATACTTATAGAGGCTTGGTCATTATTATCTGCTAATTTTAATCGGTCTGCTTTTACTTTAGAAAGAACAAAAGTTTGGTCTGCTAAGAATCTACCAGCAGCAGTATTGCCCTTAATACCAACTAAATTTTCAAAATCTACTACTTGCATCTCCGGGTTTTGTAACAGTTCATTTAGTTCTGCTAGTGTAGAACCTCTTGCTTGATAATCAATAGCCCAGTTTTCAACTTCACCCAGTAATTCTTTTTCAGCTTGTTTATAATCAAGTTCATATTGTTGATGCCAAGCAGTTTCTCTATCTGTGTATTGCATTTTGAAATCTTCACCCCATGCTCCATACTTTTCTCCATCCAAATCCCATTTTCCATGTTGCATATATCCATGTACCATTTCTTTAGTAACCATTCTATTACCTAACATATTTTGAAGCCTTGTAAAAGCAGCATCGGGTGGTGTATTAGCTGCTAATGTAGCTGCTGCTGAACTTGTTTTAACTGCCTGTAATTCCATACCAGCCTGTCTTACTTTCATAGCCATATCTCCAAAACCATTCGTTGATAGGTCGGCAGCAAGTGCAAATAGTTTCTCTGGTGTATCTGGATTTGGATGTTTCTTTTGAAGTTCATCAAGAAGATTCTGTCTTTGCATCATTGGATGACCTTGTGTCAGCATAGAACCTAAAGGTGTACCTCCTCCAGCAGCTTGAAAATAGGTACTTGCTTGACCTGCACCATAACTTGAAAGCTGACCCATTGAATGAGCTGTTCCTAACAAGGCATCATTTAGTGTTGCTTGTGTACTATATCTATCTCCAAACATTCCACTTAAATCACCATAACCATAACCATAATTCGCCATTATTTATCTCCTATCCAAAAAGTCCACCGAGGATTCCGCCTCCGCCTCCGCCAAGAAGCATATCCCAAATACCCTGTTTTTGTTTGGCTCTACCCAGACTTTGCATTGCTTGTTGTCCAAATATATTTCTTGAAGCACCAGAAACACCCTCTACATTTTTAGTATGTGTTCCTTGTCCGTACATTCTTCCAGATTCCATGAATGGAACTTGAGCACCACCCATAGCCATAGCTGTAGATAAATCTTGTGAGCCTCTAGCTCTTTCCATATCCAACATACTTTGTGATTGTGCCATAGCATCAGCAAAGTCTTGAGCATTAGAGCGTTGTATTGATTCTTCTACTTGACCATATAATCCAGCACCACCAGTTGAACCTAACATACCTTTGGCTGCTAATCCCTCCATTGTCTGTGTTCTTAAATCTTCTTGTGCTGGTCGTTTAAGTGCTAGATTCTGGTCATATAAATATTGTTGCATTTCGTATGGGTCAGCACCCATAGCTGCTGCTCTTTCTCTTGATGCTGTAGAACGACCAAGTAAGGCATCAAAGTGTGCTTGTAACTCTGGAGATAGAGTTTGAGTAACCTTCTTACCTGCATAATCTACAACAGTATCACCTAATGTTCCGTATGTAGAATAACCTGCCGACATTTCTCCAATCTTATCCATAAGAGCCATTTGTCTATTATAGTCATCCCAAGCAAAACCTACATTATCACCACCCCTTCTACCACCACCAAGAGGGATTTTCAACATTCCTTCTTTCTGACCATAGGTAGATGTGCCTTTTCCAATATCACCAAATTGCCATCGAGCATCTCTCATTCCACCATAGGCTTCTTGTTCATAGGCTCTCTCCATATTTGCAGCATTTGCAATATGTATTGCATTTTGTCTTTGTTGTTCTGCTGTTGTTGCCATCTCTCTATCTCCTAATTATTATGCTGTGCGTTTCCAAAAATATACTGTTATATATGGTTGTACTGCGTTTCCTGTGTGAGTGTGTCCACCCCCTCCACCAGTTGAGCCTGTTACAAAACTTCCGTGTGGACTTTCATTACCACTTTCAGTAGTAACTTCTCTACTTGCACCCACAATTCCATCCGCATCTCCGATAGTATGTGTATGTGCTGGAATCTCGGAAGTTGATAATGTATGACTTCCTGTGGTTGGTGTCTTAGAACCACCTGTTTCCTCTACAGTATTAAAGTCTGAATCACCTGTATCTACACCTACCAGTACCTTGCCAGAACCAAATGCTGCCCAAGTCGTTCCACCGATTGCTGCAACAACCGCTGCTGAATCGGCATAGGCTACAGTCGTGGTGAATATTGAACCAACTGGATAAGCTGCTGCGTTCAAAGCACCCGATGCTGTCGTTACAAATGCTGTAGTGGCAATTCGTGTTGTATTGTTACCTGCTGATTGTGTAGGTGCAGTTGCTACTCCTGTAATATCACAAGTACCAGTTATCGTTGCATTGTTACAACTAAAATTCTGGTCGGTATTAACCAAGTCAGCCTTTGAATTGACTGCTGTTCTAACTGTTGTAAATTCAGTATCAAAGTCATCACCAGAGATTACCTTCGCACTATCTGAGTCAGAGAGTGCATCCTTGCCAGACCAAGTTACTGCTAAAGTATAATCGCTCATCGTATTTTCCCTTCTTTATGTAAAAGTGTTAAGTCTTGAATCGAGGCATCATAGCCATTGGATTGTATAGACATATTGAATTGTAAGTGCTTGGCACTTCCTGTTAATGGAGTTCTGTATTCCTTTAATCCGTATATCGGTGTAAATTTAGCTGCACCATATAAAGAATCGGCAGCACCCCATAATGCTGTCGAACCTGTAGTATCTGGTCGTAGTTCAATCAAGGTTGTTGCCGATGATGAAGAACTAAAATCCTTATACCATCTCAAACTTAGTACCGAACCAGAACCACCCTCTAAAACAAGCAACATTCTTTTTAATAATGATGAAGATACTGTCTGTCCTAAAGGAATCCATGTAGAAGTTATATCACTTGTATAAGCAGCATTAGTATTAACAGCACCAGAATCCCAAGATAAATCTACATCTATAAAACCTTCATATCCAGCGATACCGCCATCTTTCTGTCCTACAAGCAAACCGCTATATAATTCTGTATGTGCCATACTGGCAGGTTCTCTATTAGCATCAAAAGTCCAAGTCGTTATTCTTGGCACTTCATTCGGTGTGATATGCTTGAAGTCGAAAACATAATTGATGTTCTTGTCTACAAAAGACATAATATATATACCTTCGTTCTCTACATATACAGACTTCACATTCGTGCTTAGTGCAATATGCCTAATAAGAGTGTCTTTAATATTGACACTTAAATCAGTCAGAGGAAGTTTATCCTTTTCCGTTGTTCTAGCAAGTGATCTAACTCCAGTAGAAGATAGAAACACCAAATCATTGCCTACATTCTGTACTGAATCTCTACTGACACAACCTATACCCCTAATAACCTCTTGAACAGCTAAAGAACCAACTGTTTCGGGTGAATTGTAAATTACAATGTTTTCCTTTCCAAATATAACTAACTTTCCATAAAATGCTGCAAGTGCAACTATTTCGTCAGTACCCCATACCTTTGATAAATCAATTAGACCAGTATCACCATCCAAGAAATTATCACCATCAAGTAGATTTGAGTAATAAACAACATCTTTTGCCTCTGCTACACCACCACACCAAATTCTTCCATAGTAACCCATACCACAACTAGGATCAAACAGAGTGGTTATAGATGCTGGTAATGTAGCCATTATAACTGCTGCATCATCCAGATGAGCAGCCTCAGTTGTATCATTTGCACCTCTAACACAAGGGTTAAATGTTGTTGGAGTTTTTCCAGTATAAGAAATTATTTCAGTTCCAATCTTTATTTTTCCCTCCATAGGAAAACCAAGTGTACTGTCTACTGTTATACTGGTAACAGAATCATTTATACCACTACCATCATTTATAGCAGTAGCTTTATAATAACTGCTCCACTTTTCTAAAGCATCGGAAGCACCAGCATATCTCTGTGGTACAACTCCAGCATGAAAACAATGTAGTCTATCATTGAAGTTTACAAACTGCCAATTTCCAGTTGAACTTGTAACTGTGTGTCTTACATCAATATTAGCTGTTTGAAATGCAGCATTAGGACTTGTAAAGTCTATTGTATATATAGATGTGCCATGACTTGCAAATATCTTGTTCGTTCCTTGGTCATTATGTTCTACCATAGAACCTATCGCTGTACCACTTGGAACAACCTTTTGCTTAAACCCCTTTCTGAAAGATATTCTTCCAGATTCCCTTAGAACAATATTATCAGCAGAAGTCAACCATGTTGGGTCTAAGGTTGATGGATTAAGTTGAGAATTGAGTCCATTAACACCAAAATCGGGTAGTGGTTGGTATGATAACTGTTTAGCCATCTACGATAACTCCTATTAAAATAAATTGTACCACCCTGTTACTATATACTTCTTATTTGAGATGGGTGGATTACCCCTATGAGTATGAGTAAAACTAGCAGGAAAAATAAGAATATCCCCCTTCTTTGCTTTTACTCTTTTATGTTGATAGAGAAATTCTGTTTCCCCACCTTCTTCTACATCATTTAGATATATTGTCCAAGTTAAAACCCTAGATTGGGTGTCTAAGTTTCCTTGTTCGCAATGCCATATATGATAGCCACCACCTATATCTGTTTCCTGTACTTTCTGTCTAACACTCCTTAAATTCATAATTTTAAGTAATTCAAATTTAGAAAAATATTCAACGAGTGCTATATTCAAATATTTATTAACTTTTGTTGCCATGACACCACTAAATTCACTTTGTAACTCATAGTCATCTAAATAAACAACTTTATCTTTTCTTTCTAATGGTGAAAATTGTTCTCCACTATTAATAATATAACTTGGATGTGTTTTTTGTGCGTAAAAAAATTCTTCTATAACTCTATCACACAATTCATCTGGAAATTTAGTAGGTGAAATATATATTTCTTCAATGTTTGCCATTGATTATTTTTTTTAGTTAATATACCAATCGGTTTCATATCGTGTGTTTCCACTATCTAATATAATCGCTTGTTTAAGAGCCTCTAAAGATTCAGCCGCCATTAAACTAGACTGTGTTCCACCATCTTCACCTCTCTCTGCGATTGCCATTGCCCAAGCACCTAATACAACTGGTTTCTCTGGAATGCTTATTACTGTAGCAGCCTCTGTCAAATCATCTTGAAATTTTATAATATCAAATGAGATGGTATGAGCCTCTGTAGGAACTGGTGAAAGGTCTACTTTCAAGTTATTGGAGGCATCACTACCATTGAATCCGTAATACAATGGTTCTCCTGTGTTCTGTGATGGATATGTAACTGTATTAATATATGTCTTGCCTACTTGTTTAAGGTGCATACCAGTAGTTTGATTGATAGCATCCAGAATCTTTATCTCTTGACCAGAACTAAGATTGTAGTTCTTTGTACCATTTACAGTTGAAATATCAACAGTCGATCTAAGATTAAGCCAATCATGTCTTTGTTCAACATATCGTTTCGCATCATTAACCAAAGCACCTATCACTTTCTGATAAGCAGATATAGTTGAACTGTCATTAATATCACCAGACCAATCGCTACTGATTGTATCTTCTCTTAGTCTTATTAATACTTCATTGATTAAGCCTCTAAATGTCATATC